CGCAGCCCCATCGGCTGCTTGCCGCTCTTCGCCATCTGTCTCACCCCGTCAGGCTTTGCGACGACTTCTCCTTGACGGAGAAGGTCATCTCGAAGCCGTGGTAGTCCGAGCCGCCCACGTTGACCGTGCCGTAGCGGTAGGTCGTCAGGTTCAGCCCGAACGTCAGTCCGTTCAGCGTGTAGTTGCTGCGCACCGCGGTCATCACCGCGTCGCGATACGGCTCGAGTGCCGCCTGCTCCTGCGCGAAGTTGCCGACGCGGGAGACGACGACCGTCAGCTTCAGCCGCCACGTCCAGACCTCGAGCGCCCCCATCTGGACATCGGCCCCCTCGATCGTGAGCCACGCCGCCGGGAGTGCTCCGATCCCGTCCGGCGGTCGGGCCAGCACCTCGCCGATGCCGGCCACCGAGTCGATCGCGGTGCGGAACGCGGCGAGGATCGTCGTCTCGCTCACTTCTGCACCACCTGGTTGATGATGTTCCGGGCCGCCTCCTCGAAGAAGCCGTTGATCCGCCCGGTGTTCTCCTCAAGCGCACCGCGCAGGAAGCGCTTGGCCGCGATCCCCTTGCGGGCGATCGAGCGACGCAGCGCGAACTCCATGCGGGTGTCCATGCCGTGTCGGCTCATCCAGCCGAGCAGCGCCCCCTCGGGTGGCATCGCCGCCCCGGGTTGCCGCCCGAACTCCATCGTCGGCGCGTACTGCAGGTTCGTCCCCACGACCGCCGAGTCACTCCGCACCTGCGTCGTGATCGACTGCCGCAGCTTCCCGGTGTCCACCGGCGCGAGCTCCTTGGCCCGCCCCTCGACCACCAGTCCGCTCTTCGTCAACGCGGTCGTGATCTCGCGGTCGATCACCGGCCCCGAGTTGCTCAGACTCGTGGCAACGGCCAACACTTCCCGCAGATCGACCTGGTACTCCATCAGACCGCCCTCATCACCGGGCCCACCCGGTACTTCGAGATGACGGCCGCGATCTCTGTCTGCTTGAACACGTCGCGCAACGGGATGACCGACCCGTCCGGCCCGATCTGCCCCGCCGGCGACGCCTGCTGCTTCTTGAACAGCTCCACCACCACGGTGTTCGCCACCCAGGTGATGTCATCAGGAACCGTCGGGTACTGGTCCTCCCAGACCCCGACGATCACGTACAGCCCGCTCCACACCCCGTCGGTGTGGGTGATCGTCCGGAAGAAGGTCTGGCCCGTCGCCTTGCCGCTCACGCGGTAGTCGCTCGTCGCCAGCGCCGTCCCCCCGGTCCACGCGGATCCGCTCCAGTCCGGGTTCTCCGTGATCGAGGTCACGCTGCGGATCCCCTTCGGCAGGAACAGCACCGGGCCGTCCCGACCGTCGGGCTCCACCACGATCGTCTCGCTCGAGGACACCCCGAACTGCGCCCCCGTCTGCTCCTCGATGTACGCGGACGCCAACGCCAGCAGCGCCGTGATCCGGATGTCCTGGTCAGCGTTGAAGGTGGACGAGGTGTCCGCCCGCAGCACCGCCTTGACCGCGTTGGCCGTCCCGTACGTCGGCATCTAGTCCTCGCTCCGCTTCTTGCCCACGGCCTTCACCATCCGGTCCACCGGGGCCGATTCGACAATGCGCTGCACCGGCGTCGTCGCCCCCGCGGGGACGATCGAGCCCGGCACGTCGCGCAACATCCACGCGGCCGTCTCCTCGTCGAGCTCGAGCAGCTGCCCCTCGACGTAGATCTGGTCGCCGCTGCTGTAGCTCAGCGTGACGCGGTAGGTCTTCACTAGACGCCCTCGACGTCCACGACCACCCAGACCGTCACCGTGAGGTCCGCCGTGGTGGCATCCCACGCGGCGGTGGTGGTGATCTCGGCGCCGATCTTGTCGCCGGCGACGAAGAAGGCGGTGTCACGCGGCGCCCAGTCGTAGCCACCGGTGCCGGTGGTCACGGTGATCTTCGGGTCCGTCTTCTCCGTCCCGTTGATGGTCGGCCCGACGGTCAGGCTCCCGGCCGTCGCCGCCGCGCTGAGCGCGTAGGTGACCGCGAGGATCTGCCCGCTGAACGGCACGACGTAGCCGTCGGCCGCGCCGGAGACGCCGGCACCGGTGAGCTGCACATCGCTCTGGCTCGCCGCGACGTTCACCTGGCCGAACTGCAAGGCGACCAGCTGGCCCTTGCTCATCCCGAGTTCGATCTGCATCTGTGCCTCCTCAAGGGAGCCGGGTCATCCCCGGCTCCCCGTGCGCCCGTCTTAGAGCGAGATGTTGTAGAGGACGGCCGCCGCCTCGATGCCACTGGCAGCACCGGTGGCGCTGAAGCGGCCGAGACCCATGCGCACCGAGTAGACGATGCGGTTCTGGTCGGTCGCTGGGATCCGCTCGGTCTCGATGCGAACCCGGCGGCGGAACCCGACCTTGAAGGCGCGGCGGTTGAACGCCACGACCTGGCCGAGGGTGTTGTTGGCGCCGGTGGTCGAGACCTTGCCGTCCGCCTCGGTCTTGGAGACCGCCATCGAGGAGATCACCGGGTGGCCGATGATGCGGCCCACCTCGCCGTTGAGCAGGCCGGCGTTGGCGCCGAGCTGCTGCTTGGCCTTGATCACCTCGTCGATCGTGGCGATCCGGTCCGCGGTCGCCGGGTCGGCGATGTAGACGAGATCGTTCGGATCGGTCGGGTGGCCCCAGTCCACGATGTTGGTGGAGTCGATCATCAGGCCGCGAAGATCGCGCAGCATGGCAAGCGTCACCGCGCCGGCTGCGTCGTCCGCGTTGCCGGTGTTGTCCACCAGCGCCGCGTGCCGGATGCCGTCGAACGCCAGGTAGTGCTTGGTGTCCGCGGGATCCGCGTCGTCGAGGTTGATGTTGCCGGTGGCCGCGTTGGTGGTGTCACCGTTGAGGACCGCGCTGTCGCTGTAGTGCGCGAGCGCGAGCCCCGCCTGGCGGCGCAGGAACGGCACGAAGGGAAGGATCGAGTCCTCCTCCATCTCGCCGGACCACATCTGATGGATCACGAACTTCTTGGCCGAGACCGTGATCCGGTTGGAGCCGGTCTTGCTGGTCGTGTAGGCCGAGCTGTTGTTGGCCGTGGACTCGGAGACCAAGAGGAGCTCCGGCACGTCCACCTCGACCGGCAGGTACGCGGTCGGGGCGCTCATCTCGAAGGTGTCGAGGAGCCCGAAGACGCGGGACTCGGCACGCGCCGCCTCGAAGAGGTCGCCCACGTACTGGGCACCCACGAGCTGCGAGCCGTAGCCCGACTCGGCGGTGTCCATGGCGCGGAGGGCCTCGGCCTTGGCGATCGCCTGGGCGCGGGTCTTCGGCACGCGGGGGAAGAGATCGTCGATCGCCTGGCGGTCGATCGCACGCACCTCAGCCTCGTCCATGTAGTAGGCGTCGGAGACGGCCTTGAACGCCTTGCCCAGCTCCTCCGACGGGCCGCTGCCGATCCCGTTGCGGGACCGCGCGGTCATCAGGTCGTAGGCGAACTCGATGTCCGCGCTGTTGAGGTTGTGGCGGGCGAACTTCGAGCCCACGAGCTCGTTGTCCGTCTTGCCGAACTTCATCTTGCGGGCGAACTCCTGGTCGTTCATCAAGCCCTCGAAGGACTCGCGGACCAAGGCCCGGACGTTCTCGGCGGACGCCGACTGACCGATCGACTCGACGCGATCGGCGATGTCCTTCATCAACTCTTCGACGGTGTTCTTCTCGTCGCTCACGTTAGTTCCCTCCCAATTGCGCACGCAGCCCCTCGAGGGCCGCGACATAGCGCGTCAAGCGTTCGTTCTCACTGCGCTTCGGGTCCTGCTCTTTCTCGTCCTCGGGCTTGCCGGGGACGATGCTGGCCCGCTCCAGGACGCTCCGGATCAGCGTCACCGCCTGCTCCAGGTCGCCCTTGTTCCGCTGGGACAAGACCGCCCCGGCGCGTTCGCCCGGCCCGGCAAGGAACGGACCGAGCACGTCCGCCTCGCCCGACAGGAACAGCCCGCGGATCTCTTCCTCCCCCAGCACGCTGAGATCGGCCCGCGGCAGGAACTCCGGCGGCTGCTTCCCCATCCGCTCGTAGCGGCGGGCCAACCGCACCCACGTCCGCTTGCGCTCCTCGTCGGGGTCCTCGGCCGAGTCCAGGTACAGGCGTGCCATCAGCAGCGCCGTCCCCGCCCAATCGACCTCGCCCGCCAGGGGAACCGCTTCGGACTCGTTGGGTTCATCGGTGAGCTTGGCGAGCACCAGCCCGAGATCCGCGAGGCCACGAGCCTGCCGCTCGAGGAGGGCCCCCGGATCTCCCGGCACCGGCACCGCCGAGATGTCGAGCAGCTCGGCCTTCGTCACCCGGCCGAGGCTGCGCCCGTCTCCGCTGGGGGACATCTCGATCGTGTTCCACCCCACGGAGACGGCGTTGAGGAATCCGTTCCGGTACTTGCGCTCGACGTCCGCCGCGAACGGGTCGCCTTGGTCGAACGTGATGTCCGCCATCAGGTTGCCCGACTCGCTGTCCATCGAGATGTCGGCTCGCCCGATCGGCGGCCGCTGCCCGCTGTAGTCGTGCGCCCACAAGACCACCGGGTTGCTCCGGTAGTTGTCGAGCTGCCAGCCCTTCGCATCGATCACCAGCCCGTCGCGAGCGATCGACTCGGTGGCCGCGACGAACCGCAACGGGCCGCTCTCGGGTTGTTCACTCGCGCGATATGCGCGGAAGAAGTGCTTCTGCATCTTGCCCCCAAAACGAAAAGGCCACCGGCCGCGGTTGCCCGCGAGCACGGTGGCCTGTCGCCACGCCGTCAGTTGTCCCCCCTAGGATAGCACTACCCTAGGGCATGTCCTCTTTCAACACGGGCGTGATCGCGCAGCGGCAGTTGATGTCCTCCTCCGCCACCCCGATCTCGCCCGGCGCCGGCCCCTCGTTCCCGCCGACGCTGAAGTTCTCGTCGATCCCCACCACCTGGTCGTGCGCCTCGACGTGCGTCTCCCGGGTCCGCTCGTCCAACGCCGCCAACCACCGCTTGCCCCCGACCACCCCGGACTGCTTGTAGCTCTCGACCGTCGCCGCGTTGTACGCCGTGGTCGTCTCCGTGCGGGCGATCGTCTGCGCACTGCTGCGGATGCGGTCACCCATCACCGCCTCCACCCGCTGCGCCAGCAGGTCGGTCCCCTCGCCCGCATCGAGCCCGGCCTGCAGCTGCTCCTTCAGCCGGTTCCACGTCGTCTCGTTCACCTGCTCGGCGAACCGCTGCGCCTGCCGCTCGAGCACCCGCCGCAGGTTCGGGTCCTGCAGGTCGAAGGCGAAGCCCACCGCCGCCTCCCCGATCGAGGACGCCGCCGCGGTCCCGCCCTCCTCGGCGATCGTGTTCAGCTCCGGCCGGATCGCGACCCGGAAGACCCGCGTCCACCGCGCCAGGTCGAAGGGATCGTTCACCGCGTCCTGCTCGGTGCGCACCCCGCGCTGCCGCAGGGTGTCGAGCACCGACCGCTGCTGCCGCCGGAAGAGCTCCTCGAGCAGCCGCTGGATCCGCTCCTCCCCCGGCGAGAGGGCACGGACGTGGGCTTGCCACAGCCGCTGGTGCTCGTCGCTGCCGTAGGCCAGCCGCGCCGAGCGGCCGCCGTTGTCCTCCTGGCTGAGGATGCGTTCCGCCCAGGCTCGTCCCGGGTCCCCACCCCAGAGCGCCCACGCGATGCGGCCGGCCGAGGGGTACCCGTCCTGCCCGTCTGACCAGCCCTGCCCCTCCTTGTCCACCTCATGACGGGCGAAGTAGGAGGCCATCCGCTGCACCGTGTCGAGCGAGAGGGCCCGCTGGTTGGAGATGTCCCGCGCTCGCGCCACCCCCACCTCGGTGCCGCCCCGGCCGTACTCCTCGCGCCAGCGCAGGCCGCGCTCGGCCTCGGCCGCCATCTGGTCGGTCGGCACGAACGGCTCCCGCACCCCGCGCATCCCCCGCGTCGGCGCCTGTTCGTCGATCACCATGTCCTCGGGCGAGTCCTCCGGGTTGGTGTCGAGCGCCGGGTCATCATCCGGGATGATCGGCTCCGGTATCGGCGCCATCGGCAGCTCACCCGAGGCCACCGGCTGCAGCCCCGCCGCCGCCCACCAGACGTCACCCCACGGAACCGCGTCCTCGCCCTTCTCCTCGAGGTAGCGGTTGATCGTCAGCACCCCGGCCGCCAGCTGCTCCTTGGCGATGGTCCACGCCAGCATCTGGTCCTCTTTGAGCACGTCCACGTCGCTCAGGTCGAACTCGCAGAGGTCGGCGCCGTCCACCCCGGAGAACATCGGCAGCAGCTGCTCGGTGAGTTCCGTGGCGATGAACCGCGCCTCGGGGACGATCGTGTGCTGCCACAGGATCTTCATGGCCGCCTGCACGTTCTCGTAGGTGCGCTGCCCGCCGACCAGATCCTGCGGCACGCCGTAGGCCCGGGCGATGTCCTCGAGGCTGGTCTTCAGCGCGCCGAGGAACTCCGCGTCCTTGGGCGACAGGCTCATCGGCTGGAACTTGGTCTCGATCCGCATCACGCCCCAGCGGTGCGCCTTGTCGACGCCGCGGAAGCGCCGGGTCAGGGACTCCTCGAGCTGCTTCGCCTGATCCTCGGTGAGCGGGGTGCCGCCCGTCGGCATCACCAGGCCGCCCATCTGGATGCCCTGCGCGAAGAGGTTGCGGTTGGACTTCATCGCCGCCGAGGAGACGTCCGCCGCGATCCGGGCCGCGGCCAGCGGCGAGAGGCCCGAGTACTCGTCGATCGGGTTCGGGTAGCGCATCCAGATCACCTCGTCCCGCTCGAAGCGGATCGGGGCGCCCCCGTTGCTCGGCTCGTACAGGAAGTGGCTGACGTACTCCGTCGGGTGCGGCACCACGCGCACCTTGTCCGGCCGCGCCCACCAGATCTCCGACGGCACGCCGCGACCGTTGGGCCCGCGCTCGAGGAACCAGTAGCAGGAGCCCCACACCGAGAGGCTCAGCTCCGTCATCTCGATCAGCCGAGAGAAGGTCCAGAACTTGTTGACCTTCTGCGTCAGCTCGAAGAGACGGCCGCCGGTGACTTCCACCCGCGCTCCGTCGGTGCCGATCCGGTAGTGCTTCAGCGGCAGCGAGGCGAGCAGCGTCGCCCGCAGCTTGGCGCAGGCGTACACCCCGTTCGAGGTCGCCAGGTACTCGGCGTAGGCCTCGGGCGAGAAGACGTCCGGATCGGTGCCGAAGGTCATCAGCGCCGGATCCACGACGCCGGGGCCGGGGACGAAGGCTCGCGTGTCCACCGTGTTGGTGAGACGGTCCAGGTAACGGCTCAGCACACCCATCGGCTACACCATCAGCGGGCCGGTCAGGGCTTGTGCCTCTGACGCGATCCCATATCGCAGCGCGTCCATCGCGTGGTCTCCCTCCTTGACCGGCTTGTCCTCGCCGGTTCTCCCCTCCGGATAGCGGTAACTCTCGAACTCGGCGATCAGGTTCACGCAGGACGGATCGACGCTGAGCCCATCGGCGAGCGCCGTGGTCACCTGCCCGATCCCGAAGGTGATGTCGTTGTTGGCCTTGCGTGCCGGGTAGCCGCGCCGCTGCAGGCTGAGGATGTAGTCGTTGGCCGAGGGATCGAGCAGCACCACCTCCGGCTGCTCGCGGTCGAACTCGGCGGCGATCGCCTCG